ATTGGAATGGAGTTTTACACAACTCTAAATTTACTTGTAATTCTTTTGGCTCGATGATTCTTTCAGTTAAAACAACTGCTCCAGCATCAGTAAAATCACAACTTGCGTTTGCGATAGCACCAGATAAACTTACTCTTTTTAAAACCTCTTTGTGTTTTACATTTGGCTTAACCTCGATTAATCCGTTTGCGATAGTGTTACCAGACAAAAGTGCAGCAGAAACATATTTCCCAGCAAATTCCCCAGCGTAAGTACTTGTAATTGATAAACTCATTTTTTTATTTGTTTAGTTTGTTAAAAATTCTACTCATTGTGTTATTCTTACCTTTTTGAGAGTAAAGGTTTAACTCTTTTTTTTCAGAAACATTTTCTGGATTGTGAGAAATTCCCTCAACCTCATCAGAAGATAATTCAACAGATACTTCTTCAACTTCTTTTACTTCAACTTTTGCAAGTTTCAATTCGTTGATTTCAGTTCTTAATTTCTCAATTTCAGAAAAGAACATTTCTTCAGTAATTGATTTTACAACCTTTTTTGGTGTAGCAGTTTCAGTTGATAAATCTTCCTCAACAACTTCTTCTTCAACTGGTGCTTCTTCTTCTGCTGGTGCTTCTTCTTCTGCTTCAGCTTCTTTGATTGCTCCAATAATACCTTCTTCTTCGATAACGATTACCATTCCTTCTGCTTCGTATTCTCCAACTGGTACTGCTACTCTTTCTTCGTCTGCAACGACAAAGATTTCTGCACCAACTTCAAATGCTTCAGCTTCTAAAACTGCACCATTATCAAGTTTCATTTGTTCTAACTTCACTTCGATACCGAGCAAAGTTCTAACTTTGTTTAATGTTTGATTTGTGTTCATAGTTATATAATAAAGATTAAATTAAATTTTGCATTTTCGTTATTAGTTTTCTTCTTCTATTGCGTTTATTCTACCGATTCCTTGCTTCCAGTATTCTGGTGCATTGCAATCTTTACCTTGATTTTGCTTACACTCAATAGAGTATGTGTTCTTGCACTTACAATAAACCGCCCTCATTATGATAATAGTTTTTTAAGTTCTTCTATTACCTTTTCTTCAGCAGATAAATCTTCTTTTAATTCTTCGTTTGGTCTTTCTAACTTATCAGCAAAATAACCCTCTATTGAGAAACCTTTTACCTTACCAGTTTTCACGTAGTCATTCCAGATTTCATCATTATCAACTTTGACAGAACCCATCCAAGTACCAACTGGTACATCCAAACCATACAAAGCAGTTTTATCTTTTGCTTTATCTTCAACAATCCAGCTTTCAACTAATGTCAAATCTTTTAATTGTGCATCGTGTTCTAATGTTGAGTTTGATTGATTACCATTCTGTAAATACATTTGAGATGCCTTTGCAACTGTCTTTTCAGAAAAGAAAATATAGTATTCATCTTCTCCGTTTCGTCTGTATATTGGCTTCTTTGGGATTAATAAAGCACCCATTAATAAACGCTTTTCTTTGTCTATTTCCGCAAGTTTAATTTCTTGTTTGTTAAGTGCTATAAAATCAGATTCAATTGCTGGATTTTCAACAACGCTAATTGCTTCTACCCCAATAGCTTCATCATCATCTAAAATTAGTTCAATCATTTTCATATTTATATAATAGTTTTTAGTTAGTATTTTGCTTTTTTAATTAAATTATATTGAAGCACCTTCAATTGTGTTCCTATCCATTTCTTGAGATGTTGTAACATCCGCAGAAACCACATACGCTCTTGTTGGTTGTTGTGATTGTCCACCAATTGCATCTGCTAATTGACTTGTTCCACTTGCTCCAACTACATTAAACGCTGGTGGTAAAGATGGTGGTGTTGGTACACTTGATGAACCGCCTCCGCTTCCACCTAAACTTACTCCAGATGGTGCAGAACCTCCGCCTTTTAATTGACTTAATCCTTTTGCAGTTGCAGCAATGTTTGAAGCAATACTAATACCAGCACCAATGTTGTTCATTGATTTTTCGGCTGATGCTAAAGCCAAACCACCCGGTATTAAAGCATATTTTAAAACTGCTGCTGAATTTGCTGCTTGTGTATTAATTACTGTTTTAGCAATACCAACTGCACTTTCTCCAATTAAAGCTGCTGATTGCAATGCTTTATTTTTACCAGCTAATTTACCAAGTAAAGCAAAACCAGCTCCAACATTATTTAAATTACCTTGTCTTATTGCTGCTTCTGCATCTGCTACTGCTTTTGCATCTGCTACCTTTTTAAGACCTAATAATTTTGTTTTTTCCGCTATTTTTTTTGCTCTGTCAATATCTGTTTGAGCAAAACCATCACGCATTAATTGTAAACTTTCTTTTTGGCTTCTTTCTAATTCTTCAGTTGATAAACCTTGTTCTTCCGCTAATAAAATGGCTTCATCAAATCTTAACTTTTCTTTTTCTAAAGCTAAAATTCTTTTTTCTTCTTCTGTGTTTGCTTCTAATTCTTGAATCGCTTTTCTATCTGCAATAGCTTTATCTTCTATTGCTTTTAACCTTGCTTTTTCTTCTGTATTAAGAGCAATTATTTGAGATGTAACTTCTTTAGCTTTAGTTAATTTTGCAGTTTCTAAATTTATTAATTCGGCTTTTAATCTTGCTTCTTCATCTAAATCCTCTTTAGTTGATTTTGATAGTTTATTTTCTTCTACCTTTGCTTCAAATCTTAACCTTGCTGCTTCTATTTCCTTTTTAGTAATATCTTCTTCTATCTTCCCCGCTTCTTTTAGAAATTCAATTCTTTGTTTTGTAGAAAAATTTTCTTTGTCAATAGCTTTTTCAAGTAACTCCGCTCTTTTTCTGTTTGCTTCTGCTCTTTCTACTGTTAATGCTCTTTCTAACTTGTCCGCTTTTGCTCTTTGGTCTGCTATTTGTCCAGCAATTTTTGCTTCTTCTTTTAACTCTGTTACAAGTCCTTTAGTAGCTTCTGTTACTTTATTAATACTATCTTCAACACCAGTTAAACTATCTACATAAGAACTTCCAGCTTTTTTAGCATCTTCTAATGCTCCGCTAAAATCTCCACTAAATACCTTTTTAAATGCACTACCTAAATAACCAAGTGTATCAATTATAGCGTTAAATCTATTTGTAATGTTTTCTACAATTAAATTCTTAAAATTTATTAATGCTTGTTTTGGATTTTCAAATACAGATATAATACTTTCTCCTAAATTAGCTAACATATCTACAAGGTTACCAGTTACAGAACCAATAACACCCATTATTTTAGCAAACTTATTTTGACCTTCTTCTGAACTTGTAAATGCTGCTCTTAAAGAAACTAACGCAATAATTAAAGCACCGATACCAGTACCAATAATAGCAACCCTTAAACTCTTAAACCCAGTTGTTAATCCTTTTACGGATTTACCAAAGTTTTTAATTTTAGAAACCGCACCTCCACTAAAACCATCTAATGTACTTGTAGCACCCTCTAAAGATTTATTAGTTTCCTTTACTTGTGTACTTGTGTTTTTAAGTTCTTTATTTAATTTTTCAACCTCTTTTATCCCTTTGTTGCTATTTACTTCTAATTCAACAATTATTTTTTCTGCCATTTTATATCTTGTTTTTGTCTTTTAAATACTTCTTTAAAACTATTTGGGAACTTATTCTTTCCCTTTGCTAACTGCACTACATATGAGTTGCTTTTTGTGTCCTTTAATAAATCTAATATTTCTTTTATCATAAGTCATTTAATAATTCAATTTCAGATTTACCATTCTTGAAATTTGTTGTTATAGAATTTATTTTATATTGATGGTCACCCATTATAAACCTATCCGCTAAACTATAATTTAATAATATTTTCATTGGTAAGTAAGCACTTACTTTTGTAATTCTGTTCTTTGGATTGAATACGCTTGTTATATAGTTTTTATAAAACACTTCAAATAAAGTATCTGTAAAATCATTTAAACCAGTATATTCATTTACTTCTGCATAAAAGTTTATGTTTTGTGTTCCGCTCATTCTACTTAAATAAACACTATTTGATGGTATATTATAAATAGTTTGTTGAACGTGTGTTGTTTCATCTGTTAAAAAAGAAATAGTTGTAGTATTTGTTGACTGCCTAATAGGATAAAATATTAATGGTTTACCAAAATAACTTTCTTGATTATCATCTACATAATAACCAACTTGAACAGTTGTATTTAAATTATTATTTTCATTTACTAAACGCTCATATTTTAATTGTGAAAATGGTGTTTTAATATTATAGATTCCACCATCTAATTTTTCGCCACCTACATAAGATTCTTTTCCCCAAGTTTTACCAAATTTTTGAGAATGGTTTGCTGCTAAAAATGTTTTTGTGTCTTCGTGTTCGAAATTTATTTCTCTATATGGCAAAGATATATTAACAGAACTTTTACTATTGTCAACGTATTTTGTAATGTCATAAGAACCGCCATCGCTATAAAAATCATCTAAAGTTTTTACGATTATATCTCCACTATTTTTATCAACATAAGCAGTCAAATTAAACGTTTTAAATATTCCAGTTAAGAAATCAATAGTTTTCATTTCTGGTATTTGTTGACTAATAATAAATTCAAATAAACTAACGTGATTATATGTTCCAGTTGGATAAACTGCATTTTCATCAGCACCTCCATATGGTCTGTATGTTATATCCCATTCGATTTCAGAAAAAGTTATATCAGTTGAAGATTCTATAAAAACAGTATAATCCCCTCTTTGAATATCAAAATCTGATTCATCAATTAAAACCCCTTGAGTTATACTACCAGTATTGTAAACCTCAACCCCATCTTTTTGCAAAGAAACTTTATAAGAATCTGTTGTTGTTGATGTAAAGGTTAAGCTATACGATAAGTATCTTGTTGGGTCACCACTCACTCTCATTGTAGTTGAACTAACCATTTCTGTTGCTGCAACTGGTTGAGATATTGTACCAAGCCAACCATCAACAATTGATTGATTAACACCAGTTAGATTTTCAACATTCCCTTTCTTTCTGTGTAACCAAAGAAATAAATTATAGTAATGCTCATTTGAACTATTGAAAAAGTCATCACTAAAAGTAAGACCATATTTTGTTGCAATTGCTTCTACTATTTTAGAAACTCTAATAGCGTATTTTAAATCACTCCAAAGAACTCCGTGTAAATCTTGTGTATGTCCATTATCATAAAACAAATTACCTTGTCCACTATCTGTATGGCTTCCACTATCATAAAACAATCTTTTTGTGTGCGTAATCAAAGGAACAATTACATCAACATCAACAGCATTAGGGTCAAATGTTAAGGCACTCCTAACGGCAGTATTACTATATTCTTGGTCGTAATCAGTTAAGTCCAAAGATTGTAGTTTATCATCGCCTAATAGGTCTTTTAAGGTAACTGTACTACCAAAGAATGTTATTCTATATGTATGTGGTTTATTGTCCTTTAAATCAACTCCTTCAAGTTTTATTTTACCATCCCTAAAAGGTAAACTATTTAGTTCTATATTTGAATCCTTTTTTATTCTTGCATCAAACCCTCCATCAATATCAAAGTTATAATAGTGCTTAAATATCTTGTTATTTGTTTTACTTGCTGGTAAGCTAAACGTTCTTGAAAATGCAGTAAATATCTTCCCAATATCTTTAACGTTCTGAATTGTATCTGTTATTGAAACAGTTTCATCTTTGAACATATCAACTCTTTCTCCCTCAATATATAGTTGTATATTTTGCATCTATCGAATGTCATTTATAACGTTAAAAGAATAATCAAAATCAAATGTATAATCAACCAGCTTATCGTTTAAAGATGTCTTATAAGTGATGTTTGATGTCTTTACGTTGATTGGCAATACTTGTTCTCCAGTTTTAATAATGTTTGTTATCCAAACCTTTTCAGATAGCATCATTTGTTTAAACACTTCGTTGTATTCCTCACTCAAGAAACCGCTACTCATTGTGATTGATTCCTTTGCAGTAATATTGAAATCCCTATTTGTATGACTGCTTATGTTGTAAGTTTTATCAGCGTTTAATATGTTCGCTTTGTAAGATTCCTTTTTAACATTCATTTTTTCAACTGACTTCTTGAAGAAATAAATATCTTGCAATGCTCCAAACTTATTTATAAACGTTACTTTCTTTGGTTCGTATTTGCATTCTTCTAAAACCTTAACTTTTATAGTATCAATTTTACCATCAGCAGAAACTTCTATCTTGTCAACTGCACCTATTGAATAATTGTTAAAGAAAGATTGTAAGCATACGCTATTCTCAAAGTCAACACCACCATCTTCAAGAACCCTTTCCTCAAATGTATCCCAATTTACATCATCTCCATAAATAGAAATGTATTTAATCTGGTCAGCACTTTCATCTTCTGAACTTATTATTTCAGATGCTATTATTTCCCCATCTTTATAAAAAACAACAGTTGGCTCTGCATCTGTGTAAACTGGTACTCTAAAAGTATTGTCTTCTAAAACAAACAACTCTCTGTTGGTTATCATTAAAGCACTCTCATCAGCATTTTGTTCTTCGAAATAGTTGTAACCATCAAAAGCAATTACAGTATTTGGTGTTTCAGTTACAATTTCAGAACCTCCAGAATCATACCCAATCATAACTGCTTTTACCCAAACCGCTTGACCAGTATAATCCCCATCAAATATTGTATCAAGTTCATCCCTTACAAGTTCAGCAACTTCAAACCATACTGTCGGTTGGCTACTTGGCAAAGATTTTTTAGTTATAGTATATGTAGGGTTTGTTGGAACTGATGTTTTAGTATCATTCCAAATATATAATTTTAATGTAGCAGAATCCAAATCTGAATCTTCTATGTAAAACCACTTTGGACTTCTTGTATTTATTCTTGCCATCTTATTTGTTGTTTATTGTATTCTTCATTAATTGTTCTACATCTAATTTGTATGCTTCTATCAAATCTTTACTTAATCCTTTGAATGCTTTTTCAAATGGCTTTGTAAAGAATAAACTTGGTTTAATACCATTGTTATAAATACTTCTTGCAATCATAAACTGCAATGATTTTCTGCTGATGAATTTACCATCTTTATCTCTTGGTGCAATACCTTTCTTTACAATCCACTTATCCATTTTTGATGGAGGAGGCATTTTGCTTGTATATGAATATGGTGTGTTATATTTTTTCTTTACACCACTTACACCTTTGTCTTGAAACAATCCATAATCTTCCATCAAGAAAGATAATTCAAAACTGTTTTTAGAAACCTTTACTTCGGAATCTAAACTATTATATAAATCTTTTGAACTATTCTTTTTGCCCCTTGTTAGATTCGCCCTTGATTGGCTTATAACATATTTGGCAAACCGATTCAGTTCGTCTTTTACATTAGCTAACATATCTCAATATCATTTGGAACAAGTACATCAAACGTTAATGCCCATCCAGCCATTTCATTTTCAAACCTATCGTAAAAAGGTTCTAAATTTGGTGTGCCATCTAACTGATATAAATCTTGGTGCAATGTACCACCTCTTAAAACTTGTACCAGCTTATTAAGAACTGCCAACTGTGTGTTCAATATATCTTGCTCGTTGTTATTCCCTCTGAATATATCAATCACTTCTTCTTTTGAAAAGTCAACAACATCCATCGACAAAACAGATAAACTAAAACGTAATACACTATCTTCATTTCCTACATTATTAACAATGATGTGAGATAATGGAAACATCGTCTGCTTTGATAAATCTATCCTTGTAATATCCCCACTTGTAACTGTGTTTACATTTACATCTGCCAACAGTTGGTTCTTTATTGTTTCCGTTACTTGATAAAATCCTTTCATTTAAAACTTATTTTTTATTTGTTGTGCTTCTATCTCTGATTTCTCTTTCATAAAAGAAAGCATTGTAAAGCATTGATGCACGTTTAATTTAGTGATATCTTCAAACCTTGTAACATCTCCGTTAGCGAGTCCATAAATTGATTGATACCATCCCCATTTTGCTGCGAAGTTAGCTGCCCTTGAATAGCTTCCATCTCCGCTGGAGTTACTGAATAAGCTATCGTATGATTCGCTAATTCCATTCCTAAATTGTAGAAAAAAAAAAGTGAACCAATAGCTGCATCCAAAGGCATATCTTTCATAACCTCTGGAAACTTTACATCGTATTCTTCAATATTGTATTTACCAACCTTACTTGTTTTGATTGGTCTGTATAATACATTCATCGCAACGTGCATTTGCTCCCATTTAGAAGCGTTGTTATCCAAATCAATATATTCCCCTAAACTCATTTCATCTAAATCTGGAATAAAGCCATATTCAATACCATTCATTTTAAACCTTTCAACGTGCTTTGGTGTTTGTGATAACATCTCATTTAAGATATCAAGTATTGCAGTAACACTACTCATCTTTAATTTGTAACTATCTGATAAAGGTATTCCACAGAATATCTCAATCATTTTAGCATCAAGAAAATTACCCTCTTGGTTGTTTTCAGCTATTTTAAGGAACTTTTGATATTGCCCTAATGTGATTTCACTTAATGAAGATGGTACGTTGATTTCGATGTTCATATATATATAATACTTTAAAGTTAATGTTTTATGAAAAAGCCCTTACAATTTTCGTATGCTTTGGTTAATAAGAAAAACTGATTACTGTTTCTTGGTCTTGCTATTCTTATTTCTTTATCTGTTCTGTGATGTATGTAGCATTCAACAATAGCTATCATCTCTTCGTTTCTCATTACCTAATATTATATTTGCCTTTGTTTGGTGTTTGTAGTTGAGATGTGATTGCGTATCTGGCTGCATCAATACAATGGTTAAAAGCATCAATTGGTTTGTTGATTGTGTTTCCCTCTCTGTCTTTCATCCAAGTATATGATTGCAATTCTTTGATTAGGTTTTTGCTTCTGCTTGTAATGTATATTTTG